AATAAAACATAACTTCAGGAGAGTTTGTTATGGATAGCATTAAGTTAGCTCAATATTTTTTTAAACAAATAAAAGAAAGAGAAGCACAAATTGTTGACAGCTTGTCTTCAGGCAATGTAAAATCCATGGAAGAATATAAATATGCCATTGGTGCTTTATCAGCGTTAAGAGCCTTGGCACAAGATTTAAAAGAAACGCTGCAAAAATACGATATAGATGAGTAAGATCGCAAAAGAAACAATAGAACAAAAAGAAAGCATCGATAAAAACAACGATGCAGTCAAAAGATTCGAAGAGAGACAAAAACAAAAACAAGTTGAAGAACAGTCAGAACTGGATAAAGCTTTTGTTGAAGAAGACAAAAGAGTTTTAGATCCAACCTTACTTAAAAAGTCACTAATTGATAGAATGCCCGACCCTACAGGTTGGCGTGTTTTGGTTTTACCATACAGAGGTAAAGATGTTACCGATGGTGGTATTCAATTAGTAAAATCCACTATAGATCGAGAGTCTCATGGGACAATGGTTTGTTATGTTTTGAAAACAGGACCATTGGCTTACAAAGACAAAGATCGGTTTGGTGGTAAACCTTGGTGCAAAAAAGGAGACTGGATTTTAATCGGAAGATATTCTGGTGCTAGATTCCTTTTAGAAGATGATCATGAAGTGCGTTTAATTAACGATGATGAAGTCATTGGGACCATACTAAATCCTGACGACATCAAATCTTTATGAGGAAAATATGGCTGAAGAAGCACAAGTAATCGATGTTGATATTTCTGAAGAACAAATAGAAAAAGCAGCATTGCCCGAAAATAAAAGAGCAGAAGTTGAAACTTCTGACTCCAACGTTGAAGTTGGTATTGATGATAATGTCAAACCAATAACCGAAGATGAAATTCAAGAAGACTTTGATGTTTCTAAAAAAGTAGAGGAACAATCAAAAGATCTTTCTGAAGTTGAGCGTAGAGCAGCTTATGCTCAAAACCGAATCAATAAAGCAGTAGCACAAGCAAAAGAGTTTCAAAGAAGAGAACTTATTGCTTTGCAATATGCCAAAGATCTGCAAAGACAAAATCAGGAGCTGTCAAGTTATCAACAAAACTTTGCTGATACCTATAGTCAAGAAGCAACCGATCGAGTTGAGTCGCAGTTATCTTTAGCAAAACAAGCTTTAAAACAAGCAACAGAGTCTGGCGATCCAGAAGCTATAGCTACAGCAACTGAAGCTTTAACTATGGCAACGTCTGATAAAGTAAAAATTGATCAATACAAACAACAACTTGCTTACCAAAAACAATGGCAAGATCAAGCACAACAGTATTACCAAAATCAACCACAACAAAACTATCAAGCACAACAAGTTGAAGAGTTCGCTGAACCTTCTGCTAGAGCGCAAGACTGGGCATCAAAGAACCCATGGTTCGGTAAAGATCAAACAGCAACAGCAGTTGCTTATACTATTCACTCAGATTTAGTCAATAAAGGCTTTGATACTGAGAGCGATGAATACTATAATGAAATAGACAGAAGACTGAGAGAAGAAATTCCTCATAAATTTAACAACGTGGAAGCTAACAAACCCGTCCAAACTGTAGCTTCACCATCACGCACCACATCGACAGGACGCAGGAATAATCGTATCGAGTTGACACCGAGCGAACAGCAACTAGCTAAAAAGCTTGGAGTGTCATTTAAAGATTACGCAATACAAAAAGCGAGGTTACAAAAATCATGAGCAACAAGGATATAAAACAATCGAGATCTACAAGAGAAGTAGAAGATAGAAAGTTCGAGGAACGTGTACAAACTTGGAAACCACCAGCAGCGCTGGATGTTCCAATAGATCCACCTCCTGGAACAACTTTTAGATGGATCAGATCGGATATTCTTGGTCAAGCAGATAAAACAAATATCTCTAAAAGATTTAGAGAAGGCTTTGTTCCTGTGAAAGCCGAGGACTTACCAAGTGGCCATGGTTTACCTGTAGTCGATGAAGGTCGGCATTCGGGTGTCATTGGAGTTGGCGGATTAATTCTTTGCAAAATAGACAACAGAATTGTTGAACAAAGAAGGCAGTATTATAAAAATATGACCGACAACCAAATGAGAGCCGTAGAAAATGACCTTATGCGTGAGGAAAACCCTGCAATGCCTATAACCAGAGAGTTAAAAACAAGGGTAACTTTCGGAAAAGACTAGGTTGTCTTTTCTTTGGTAAACATATAAGGAAAAATTATGGCAAACCAAGATAAACCATTTGGGTTTAAGTTAGTAGGAAATTTGTCCGGTGTAGCTCAAAATAAAGTTACAGAATACAATATTGAATCTGGCTCAACCCAAGGCATCTTTTCAGGAGATCCAGTAAAAATGTTGGCTGGTGGTTACATTGATGTAGCTGATGCTGCAGCTGACGTTAAAATACTGGGCATCTTCAGAGGATGTCAATATAACGATGCAACTACGAAAGAGGTTAAATACTCTGCGTATTTCCCTGCTGGCCAAACAGCCACAGGAGACATAGTAGCCTTTGTTGAGGATAACCCGTATAACCTATACGAAGTTCAATGTACTGGTTCTTTAGCTAGAGCAGACATTGGAGCTAACGTTGATATTGCTTACACAGCAGGTTCAACAGTTAGTGGTCAATCAAAAGCAGAAATCGCTTCAGGCGCAACTGCTGGTACCGCTAACTACAGAATTGTTGGCGTCTCAAGAGACGACCAAAACAACGAACTAGGTGCAGCAAACGTAAACATGATTGTTAAAATTAATGAGCATGCTTACGAAAACGATGCTGGTGTTTAATATAAGGTAGGATAAAAATATGGCTATTAATAGAGCGCAATTAGCAAAAGAACTCGAACCTGGGTTAGCTGCACTTTTTGGGCAGGAATACAATAGGTACGAAAACGAACATGCAGAGATCTATGAAACAGTTTCATCTGATAGAGCATTTGAAGAAGAAGTTTTAATCGTTGGTTTTGGTAATGCACCAGTTAAACCTGAAGGAGAAGGTGTCTCATTTGACAACGCTTCAGAAGGTTATACTGCTCGTTACTCACACGAAACCATCGCTTTGGCTTTTGCTCTTACTGAAGAAGCTATTGAAGATAATTTGTATGACAGACTAGGTGCAAGATATACAAAAGCTCTTGCAAGATCTATGGCTCACACAAAGCAAGTTAAGGCAGCTAATGTTCTTAACAACGCTTTTGATTCCAACTTCCCTGGCGGTGATGGTGTCGAACTTTGTTCAACATTACACCCATTAACAGGTGGTGGAACATTTGCAAATGAGCCTTCAACAGATGCTGACTTAAATGAAACATCTTTAGAAGATGCTATCATTAGTATTTCAACATTCGTTGATGACAGAGGTCTAAACATTGCATTACAACCAAGAAAGTTAGTTGTACCACCTCAGTTACAGTTCGTGGCTGATAGGCTGTTACAATCACCTGGAAGGGTTGGTACATCAGATAACGATATTAATGCTATCAACAACATGGGCGCTATTCCAGAAGGCTATGTTGTTAACCATTTCTTAACAGATGTGGACGCATTCTTCGTATTATCAGATGTTCCTGATGGCTTCAAACACTATGAAAGAACTCCTCTTTCAACTTCTATGGAAGGTGACTTTGATACTGGCAACGTCAGATTCAAAGCTAGAGAGAGATACTCTTTTGGGTTCTCAAACCCAAGATGTGTGTTTGGATCAAAAGGTGCATAGTACCTGTTAATCTGAATTTAGGGGTTCTTCGGAACCCCTTTTTTTTTATCAAGAAAACCATATAATTAAATTGTTGATGCTCTGGTGAGGTCAACATTAACTAAGTCGCTTTAAGGAGGACTTATTATGTATAACGATTCTTTAATATCTCGTCATGTATTAGGTTACGATGAGATTTTCAAACGTATAAGAGATTTAACCAAACAATCTCATTCTAGTTACCCACCTTACAATTTAAAAAAAGATGGGGATAAATTTTATATTGAACTTGCAGTAGCTGGTTTATCTAAAGAAGATCTCCAGATCGAAATTGATGAAGGTGTTTTGAGTATAAAACATACCGCTAAAAAATCTGATCAAGATTATATTTATTGTGGTATAGCTCAAAGATCCTTTGAACAAAAGTTTACATTGGCTGAATACATAGAAGTGGTTAATGCTGAACTAAAAAATGGTTTGCTTATCTTGGAATTAGAAAAAAATATTCCAGAGGATAAAAGACCAAAAACTGTAAAAATAAAGTAATTTATAGGGACACTTTTTAGTGTCCCTTTTTCTTTACAGATTTTTATACTTCGTGTATATTATTGGTGTTACTAGAGTAACCGAAATGAATTTACTGCATGAGGTAAACGGAGAGTCTACCTCATTAAGCGACTCTCCATGCATAGGTAGATGTAGCACTACTTGGGGGGATATTGTCTGTCAAGGTTGTGGACGAACAGAAATAGAGATAAGAGATTGGCCTTCCTATTCCGATTTTGAAAAGAAACTGATAAACTTAAAAAATTCAGTCAATTACGATATTCGTCAAAAAAAGGAGTTTAGAAACATGTCACGAGAAAATAAAGAAAGAGAAATTGAAAACAAATTATTTGCAGCTAGATGCTTAATAGAAATGATCGGTGACGATTTAATTCATACTTTTGGCAAAGATCCTATAATTGAAAAATCTTACAAAGATTTATACAACTCATTAGAGTCCATAAAAAAAGCTAAAGAAAATCTTCCTGTTGCCTTAGAAGAAGCTGTATAATAAACTTAAGTTCTAGGTAATTAATCTAGCTATCGACTGACCTAGCAGACAAGCCAAGACGATAGTTATAGGAGGCAAAAAAATGGCAAAATCTACATTTTCAGGACCTGTTAAATCCTTAAATGGATTTATTTCTTCAGGTAGCGGTGCAGTCGTTAGTTTAACGGCTGATACAAGTTTAACAGTTGATGATCATGCTGGTAGAGTATTGGTCTGTAATGATGCTGATGGTAAATTTACATTACCAACAATTAACGCATCAAGCCCAAGCGATTCCACAGATCCAAATCAACTAAACAATTTAGGATCATCTTTCTATTTTGTTATAGAAACAGCAGCAACAGATTTGGACATCAAAACAGATGGCACAGATAAATTTGTTGGTGGTTTGTATGTTGGTATTGATAATGCAGCAACAGGTAAAACATTTATTTCTGGTGCAACAAATGACGTCATTACATTAAATGGTACAACAAAAGGCGGATTAGCAGGTAGCGTAGTTAAAGTAACTGCAATTGCAAATGATAAATATGCAGTTGAAGGTATAGTTCTTGGTTCAGGAACTCTTGTAACTCCATTTGCTGACGCATAATTGGAATAATATATGTCTGTTAGAATGATAGGTTCAGATGTAAAAACAGCAACAACGACCAGCGCTGCCACAGGTGGCGCTAGTCTATTTGGCGGCAGATCTAGGTTAAGAGGATTTATTATTGCGGGCGGTGGTTCCGATGGAACTGTTACTTTTAGGAATGGTTCTGCTTCAGGAGATACTTTACTAATAGCGCCATGCAATGCCAATGATACCGAAACACTTAATATTCCAGATCAAGGAGTATTGTTTGAAGATGGTATTCATGTAACTTTATCCAACATAGATCGCGTTACTGTTTTCCATTCATAAAAAATGGCAAGAGAAGTCTCATCAATCTCAAGAGTTGGGACTTCTGAACCTTTTGAGCTTCAAGTCTCAAGAGGTCAAATTGCTTTTCACAAAAAAAATTACAAGTTTGGCTTTAATCCAGACGTAGATGATTCTTTAGAAACTATATGGTCTCAAGGTGGGTTATACACATATTTATCGGCAGCATCTACTTTATACATATCTAGCTCATCTACAGCCGATGATGCGGCAGGGACAGGAGCAAGAACTGCTACTGTTTCAGGCTTAGATGCTAATTACGATGAGATTGACGTTACAGTTGAATTAGATGGACAAAATGGTGTTCAGTTAGGAGACGCTTCCAATTGGATAAGAGTTAATAGAATTAAAGTTAATACTGCTGGTACAGGTGAAGCTAACGCAGGTGTGCTTTATGTAGGAACAGAATCATCTCCTACTCTTGGTGTGCCTAGCAATAAATACGCAACAGTAGCTATTGGCGACAATCAAACACTTATGGCTTTATGGACCGTACCAAGAGGTTATACTGCTTATATAGATCAAGTTGATATTACAATGAATACGGAAGTAGCAAATAAATTTGGTACTGTTTCATTTTTAGCTAGACCTTTTGGTGGTGTATTTAATGTTCAGGATAAATTTGTTTCATCACAAGGAACAATTAATCAAGAATTTACCTATCCATTAAAATTCGAAGAAAAAACAGATCTTGAAGTCAGGGCTATAGCAAGCTCATCAAATGCTAATTTAGCAGTATCAGCAGGCTTTGATATAATCTATATAGAAAACAGACCTTACCCAGAATAATTATGGCTATTACATACAGAGGTGAAAGATTTAGCGGGTACAACAAACCCAAAAGAACACCAGGTAAAAACAAAAAGTTTGCTGTTCTAGCAAAACAAGGATCTAAAGTAAGATTAATCCGTTATGGTGATCCCAACATGACCATCAAAAAAGATCAACCGAAAAGAAGAAAGTCATTTCGTGCTAGGCATAGATGCGACACTAGCCCACCAAGCAAATTAACAGCTAGGTATTGGTCTTGCAAAAAATGGTAGCCAAAGTTGATGACAAAACATCTTTAAACATTTCACTAAGTTATCTAGTGCAAATCATTGTGACCATTAGCATTGCTGTCTATGGTTATGCCAACATAAGTGAACGCATTGAAAAAAATGCCAGAGAAGCTCGCAACATTAGAGGAAATCAAAACAATTACATCTTTCCTGATATTAGAGAACTAGAAGAAAAAACAGTAGAACTTGAACGACAAGTCTTTGTCTTGGAAACTGAACTAAAACTTTATGAGAAAGAGATAGATGGTTTAAGGCAAAGAGAATATGAAAGCCTACAACTGTGTGAAAAACCAAGTTAGAATAAAGCATAAAAAAAATTAAAGTCAAAATGATAAACAAACCATCAGAAAAAAAGTAAAATAAATTATGGCATTATCAGGAAGCACAAACTTTGAACCCAACGTAGCAGAATTTATTGAAGAAGCTTTCGAGCGTTGTGGCTTAGAATTAAGAACAGGATATGATCTAAAAACAGCTAGGAGATCTATAAATTTTTTATTAGCTGAATGGGCCAACAGAGGTTTAAACCAATGGACTATAGAACAAGCAACACAAACAGTTACACAAGGGACAGCAAGTTATACGCTTAATTCAAATGTTATTGATGTTTTAGATTGCTCTTTAAGAAGAACAGAAGGTGGAACTACAACAGATTTACAAATGTCAAGAATAAGCAGATCGGAATATTTAAACATTCCTACCAAAGCTACACAGTCCAGACCATCGCAGTTTTTTTTAGACAAGCTAACTACTCCTGTTTTAAAAGTTTGGCCAACACCAGAAAACTCAACAGACATTTTAGTCTTTAACAAAATTGTTAGAATGGACGATGCTGATGCAGCTACCAATACTTTGGATATGCCATTTAGATTTTATCCATGTTTTGTTGCTGGACTAGCTTATTACGTATCATTGAAAAGAGCGCCTGAAAGATCTCCTAATTTAAAACAAATATACGAAGAAGAGTTTAGAAGAGCAGCAGATCAAGACGAAGACAGAGCTTCATTAAAAATAAGCCCATACTCTAGAGGTGGCTATTAATGGCATGGAGACGTCCAAACTATGCTGGCGGTAATGCCAACATAACTCATCAAGATGTAGGTTCATTAAAATACTTAGACTCGATAGGGTGTCGTTCAATGCTTGATGTTGGTTGCTCAACTGGCGACCAAGTTAAAAACGCTCTTGACTTAGGTTGGGGAGCTTTTGGTATTGATGTTGACGATCATGTTATTTTTGAAAAAAAAGTGCCAAATTGTGCGCTTATAGATTTAGCTGTTAACCCTGTAATATTTCACAAACCATTTGATGTAGTTTGGTCAGTAGAGGTAGCTGAACATATACCAGAGGAATTTGCTGATAAGTTTGTTGAAACTTTGGTAAAAAATTGCGATAAATATTTAATACTAACAGCCAACAATACTCCTGGTGTTTATCACCCAAACCCACAACCACTTAGCTATTGGATAGAAAAAATAGAAGCGCAAGGTTTAAAACATTCTGATAAACTAAAAGAAAATATACTTGAACATTCAACAATGGAACGAGAGTTTCTCAGAGTGAATGGCATGTTTTTTGAGACATAAATATGGCATACGCAGTAGGTAAATTTGCATTAGCACATTGCGATAGATGTGGGTTTCGTTACAAACTTTTAGAATTAAAAAAAGAATGGAATGGTTTAAAAGTCTGTAAAGAATGTTTTGAAATTAAACATCCACAATTAGAACCTGTACCAGCAGTAATAGATCCAGAAGCCTTATACGAGCCAAGACCAGACAATGATAACGAAAACACAAATTACGTACATGTTTTTACAAATACAGACCCTGTAGGAATTAATTTTAACCCTGTATCAGCGACTTCTAATTTGGGAAGTGTTACCATAACTACATCATGACATTAAGCGAATTAAAAACATTAATACAAAATTACACAGAATCTAGTGAAACCACTTTTGTAAATACTTTAGATGACATTATAAAAAATACAGAAGACAGACTATTTAATGAAATACAATTTGATTACTACAGAAAAAATGTTACAGGTAATTTAACAACAGGCAGTAGATTTTTAACTTGTCCATCAGATTACGTTCTTTCGTTTAGTTTAGCTGTAATAGATGGTAATGGCGATTACCATTATTTAGATCTTAAACACCCATCGTTTATGCAAGAATACGATCCAGACCCTACAGATAGTTCAGCAAGAGGGTTGCCAAAATATTATGCACAGTTTGATAAGGACTTATCCACAGGTTCAGACAATGGTTCAACCTTTATTGTAGCCCCTGTTCCAGACTCAGATTACAACGTTGAGCTTCATTATTTGTACGAGCCTACATCTTTAGTAACAAGCACAACTGGCACTTGGTTATCGCAAAATGCACGAGACGCATTGCTATATGGTTGTCTGGTTGATGCTTACACTTTCTTAAAAGGTGAGCCAGATCTTTTACAAGTTTATGAAAGAAGATATAATCAAGAAGTTGCTAAACTCAAAAACAGAGCAGAAGCAAGAGGTCGAAGAGACGAATATCGTTATGATGAGCTTAGAAGACCAGTACAATAAAAGAGAGAGAATTAGTGAAACCTTTAAAAGAGCTTTTAAATAAGTCGGTTGCTATTGTTGGTTTAGGCAATAGTTGGCAAGACTTTAATATCGCAAAAACCCATGGAGTTGAATTTGATGAAGTTTGGGCAATCAACTCAGTATGTAATGTAATATTCCACGATCGTGTATTCATGATGGATCCTGCATCTAGATTTTTAGATTCTGAAGATGCTGGTGGTCAAACCAATACTTTGAGAAAAGTTTTAAAAGAACATCAAGGTCCAATCTATACTTGTGAGTTAGATGATAGATGTCCAGGTTTGGTTGAATATCCGATCAACGAAGTTTTAAAAGATACTAAATCATACTATCTAAATAATACTGTGGCTTATGCAGTTGCTTTTGCTTATTGGAATAAAGTAAAAAAAGTATCATTGTTTGGAGTTGATTTTACTTATAAATCAAATGTAGGCTTTGCTGAAGCTGGACGTGGTTGCGTTGAGTTTTGGTTGTGTAAATGCATTGAAGCTGGTATTCAAGTGGACGTTGCACAAAGATCTAGTCTATTAGATGCCGATATACCATCGGAAGATAAGCTATATGGTTATCATCGTTTAGACGATCCATTAGTAGTAGGGCATGATAGTAAAGGAAACTTAGTTACTAGAAAAGTAAGTGACGTTAAATATCTAGCTGAAACCCAAAAACAGACCGGTTATCTTGATCGATACGATTCACATTTAAAAGGTCCTGTTGAACCCAAAAAATATTGAAACAAGAAGGATTACCGAAATTAGGCGTTGTTGAAGTAGCTACAACAAATTTTGGTGGACACCCACCAGAGTTTTGGGCTGATCAAATGGTTAAAAAAATTGTATCTGTTTCAGAAGAACAGGAGCCACACATAAGAGAACAAGCCGAAGCCTATCGTGATTTAATTTACCAAGTCGCTTTGATTTACATTAATAATGCTATAAAATCATATAAAACCACAATCATTCAACAATTAATGAAAGGTGGTGAAGAAGAACTAGCAAATATAATTAGGAGACTATAAATGGCGATTTCATCCGCATTAACAACAAGTTTTAAAAAAGAACTATTGCAAGGCGTGCATAATTTTGCTTCAGGTGGCGATTCTTTTAAATTGGCCCTATATGCAGGTGCAACCGCCTCTCTAGACGCAACAACAACGGCTTACTCTACAGGTCTTGCAGGACAAGTAGTAGGTACAGGCTATACAGCAGGTGGCGGTACTTTAGTACCAGCTATTGCAGCGCCTGGAGCAACAGGTACAACAGCATTTGTTGACTTTGTTGATTTAACATTTTCAACCGCAACTATTACAGCAAGTGGTTGTCTTATTTATAACGATACTGATGCAGATAAATCAGTAGCAACAATCAGCTTTGGTGGATCGAAAACATCTACCGCTGGAGACTTTACAATAGTATTCCCAACAGCAGGTGCCAACGCTATCATAACTATCGCCTAGGAGACTTGAATGGCCGCAATAACAGGTTGGGGTCGACAAGCCTGGGGTGACGGTCCTTGGGGCGAACCAGTCCCAGTAGAATTAACAGGCCAATCAGCTACAGGAGCGGTTGGTACTGTTGCTATTATTGCAGAGGCTAATTTTGTCCCAAATGGTCAGTCTGCTAATTCAACACTCAATAATCCAGATGTTACTGCTGATGCTAATGCACCAGTCGCAGGACAAAGCTCAACAGGATCGGTAAATAATGTTGGCATTATTGCCAAAGCTAATGTTGTCCCTACTGGACAATCTGCTACAGCTGCACCAGGCAGCTTAGACATAAATGCCGAAGCAAATGTAAATGTACCTAACGCTGTTGCTACTCTTGGCGCAGTAGCGGTTCAAATTGATGCCGAAGCCAATATTGATGTAACCGAACAAGGTGCTACAGGATCTGTAAATGCACCAAACGTTGCTGCTAAAGCAAACGTAGCGGTTACAGAGCAAGGCGCAACTGCCGCACTTGGTACAGTAACTGTAGATGCTGAAGCTAAAGTAGCTGTAACTGAACAATCAGCAACTCTAGCTTTAGGAACTCTTGCCTTTATTGGTAAGGCAAATGTTGCAGTAACTGAACAGGCTGGTACCGCTACTTTAAATGTCCCAACAGTAAAAACTGTTAACTTTGTATTTGTATCTGGAGTAAGTGCAACTTCTGGTATTGGTACTTTAGCGGTTATTGCCAAAGCAAATGTTGTCCCAGATGGACAGCAAGCAAATGGTATAGTTGGTAAGTTTTTAATATGGGGATTAGTTGATACCAGTCAAACTCCAAACTATAATGGAATTACAGAAACACAAACCCCTGGTTGGTCTGAAATCGATGAGACCCAGACTCCAGACTACGAGGAAGTTGCTTAATGGCGAAATGGTCTCTCGCAAGAAAATATATAAAAATAGATTTGAGGAAAATAAATGGCCACATATGTAAATGATTTAAGATTAAAAGAAATAGCAACTGGTGATGAGTCAGGAACTTGGGGAACCAGTACCAACACAAACCTAGAGCTTATTGCCGAAGCTTTTAGCTATTCTACTGTTGCAACTTTTGGTTCAGATGCCGATCAAACAGAAACAATAGCAGACGGCTCAACCGACCCATATAGAAGTATTTACGTCAAAGTAACGTCTGGCGTATCTTTGACTGCAACCAGAACACTAACAATAGCACCTAATACTGTTTCTAAAATATTTATGATTGAAAACGCAACGTCTGGTTCTCAGTCAATATCAATATCTCAAGGTTCAGGAGCCAACGTAACCATTCCAAATGGTGATGTTAAAGTCATATATACAGACGGAGCTGGAGCAGGAGCAGCTGTTGTTGACGCTTTTGCCAACCTTAAAGTTACAGACGCAGCTCAAACCAACATAACCTCAGTCGGCACACTTACAGGGCTTACTGTTAGTGGTAACGTTTCTATAGATGGTGGATCTATCAAACTAGATGGTAACTATCCAACAGGTACAAATAACGTAGCTTTAGGGGATACGGCTTTAGATAGTGTCACTACGGGAGCTAGAAATACAGCTTTAGGGGGTAATGCTTTAACTGACTTAACTGACGGTATAGACAATACAGCAGTTGGTTATAATTCTTTGGCTTCCAATACTGGTTCAGACAATACAGCAGTAGGTAGGAGTGCTTTAGCTTCTAACTCAACAGCTTCTAATAATACTGCAATAGGTTCTGATGCACTTATCTCCAATACTACAGGAGTTTCAAATACTGCAGTAGGAGGTGCAGCTCTAGATGCCAACACTACAGCATCTAATAATACTGCGATTGGTTATTCAGCTTTAACATCTAACACTACAGGTACTTTAAATACTGCTGTCGGAGTAAATGCTTTATTTGCTAACACTACAGGGGTAAATAATGATGCCTTTGGTGCTGAAGCTTTAGATGTCAATACTACTGGTAGTAAAAACGTAGCTATAGGTCGAGCTTCATTAGGTGCTAATACTACAGCATCAGATAATACAGCTTTAGGATATGCTGCACTTTTCTCTAACACTACAGGTACTAATAATACCGCAGCTGGTTCTGAATCTTTAGATTCTAATAGTACAGGAGATAATAATGCAGGTTTTGGTAGAGCAACTTTAGGTGGTAATACTACAGGTGGTGCTAATACAGCTCTAGGTTCTCAATCTCTTCTTGCTAATACTACAGCAGACCACAATACTGGTGTCGGTTATTTAGCCTTAGGTGCTAATACAACAGGCGCACAAAATACTGCAGTAGGTTCTACAGCCCTAGATGCTAATACTACAGGACAACTTAATGTGGCTATGGGATATGGAGCTTTAGGTGCTAATACTACAGCTTCTAATAATACTGCTATTGGTTATTCAGCTTTATCATCTAATACTACAGGTCTTAATAATGTAGCAGTTGGAGCAACAACTGGTGATTCCATTACTACAGGTTCTTATAACGTGCTAGTAGGAAATGCAGCAGGACAAGCTCTTACAACTGGTGGTAGTAATGTAGCTATGGGTGAAGGAGCTTTATACAGCAATACCGCACAAGGCGACAATACAGCAATTGGACATTCTGTTTTATTCAATAGTTCAAGTGGTTATCAAAGCACTTCTGTAGGTAGTGTTTCAAGTTATAACCATACTACTGGGTATAGAAATGTTGCTGTAGGTTATGCTGCTCATTATAACGGCACTACAGGTGCTAATAATACAACCGCTGGATGGTATGCAGGTTATGGACTTACCACAGGTAACAATAATATCTGTATTGGTTATGGTTCTGGATATAATGGCGGTACAAACTCAGAAAGCACAGGAAATGATGGCATTTTTATCGGAGTTAATGCTCATGGTAATAATGATGGTTCTAAAGAAATAGTTTTAGGGCAATCCACTAGAGGAATAGGCGGAAACAGACTTACTTTTGGTGAGGGTGTTGGTGGTAACAGGGTATATAATTCATATACTGTTGATGCTTCTTGGACTAGAGTTTCTGATGAAAGATACAAGACAGAAATTCAAGACAACAACGATTGTGGTTTAAACTTTATTAATGACTTACGACCAGTTACTTTCAAATGGAAAGCACTATCAGATATAGATGCTGACTTACCAGACCACAATCCAGAAAAAACAGAACCAGAACATAAAGAAAAACTTTATGGTTTAATTGCTCAAGAAGTTAAAGAAGCTCTTGAGAAAAACAACATTACAGACTTTGGTGGTTGGAATGTAGAAGAATCTTCAGGTATTCAAGCTATATCTCAAGAAATGTTTATTCACCCACTAATTAAGGCTGTACAAGAACTATCCAGTCAAGTAGAAAGCTTGAAACAAGAAATTAATGACATAAAAGGAGGAAGCTAAAATGTCAGAAGAAAGAAACGTAGATGATATTCTAAGTGCCGCAGACGATTCTGTTAGTTTAATTAATGGAGTTAATGCTGGTACTTGGGAAGTTTCAGGAATGGAACAATCCGAAATTAACGATATGGTTCAACGTAATGTCGACCATCTAAATATCGTATTAGCTTACGAAGAAGTAGTTGCTGATAGTAGAGATAAGTCATCTTATACAGATGCTATAGCTGTTGGTGATGCTTATATTGCAGCTAATTAAGGAAGATAAATGCAATTTGGATTAGGTGCTTTTGCTGAACTGCCCTTTGCATCAGAAGATGGTACAGCAAAATCAATAGAAGAATTAATCAGAGAAGCAGCCACCGATACTTTGACTGGCTTAACCACTACAGGTGCTAATATCTTTGCATCTAGGGTACACAACTTAGAACAGATCAAACTACCAGCTCTATTGCTTTACACTAGGGATCTTGAATCAGAACCTATCGTTATGAATCCAGCTAGAACGATTGAGAAGAATATTACTCTTCATGTGGAAGGCTATGTTAAACAAAATGCCAATTACGATGACAAGATTGATGATATCTGCCAAGAGGTTGAAGAAGCCCTATATGGCAATAGATTGTTAAATAATCTAGCAAAAGATACATTTCTGAATGAAACTCTTGTAGAATATGAAAGTGAAGGTGATAACCCACTTGCAAGAGTTGTAATGGACTTTCAAGTTGTTTATCATCATAACGAAGGAAGTTTATAATTATGGCAACATTTAAAGGTTCAGATGGTGTAGTAAAAGCAGGAGCTTCAGGCTCTGAAAATGCCATCGGTGAAATTAGAAGTTTCTCAGTCGAGCAAACAGCAGATACTATTGAAGATACTTCAATGGGTGATTCTGCTAGAACTTATAAGGATAGCTTAACTTCATTTACAGCATCTATTGATGCTTTATTTGATGATACCGATACAGCCCAAACAGCTATGACTATTGGTAGTTCTCTATCTTTCTTATTCCAGCCAGAAGGCGACACAACTGGTGATTATCAATTATCAGGTTCAGGTATTATTACAGGGATATCTAGAAGTCAGTCTTACGATGGTTTAGTTGAAGTAAGTTTCTCAGTACAAGGTACTGGTGCATTGACTATAGGGACAGCTTCTTAATAGATGAAAGCAATAGAGAGAGCTAAAGCTCATTTCGACAGTCTTGACATCAAGAAAATCAGTGTACCTGAGTGGGGTGATGATGATGGTAATCCTTTAGAAATCTATGCCAAGCCACTAACACTACAAGAAACATCTAAGCTCTATCGCATGGCTAAAGAAGATGATATGGCTATGTTAGCTTATGTCCTAATCTACAAAGCCCTAGATGCCAATGGCGACAAGATATTCAACCTAGAAGATAAGAACACATTGCTTAACAAAGTAGATCGCAATGTACTGATCAGAGTGTCCAATGAAATCATGGCTGAACAGCCAGAAGAAGTCGTAAAAAAAAATTAGAAGATAATCATCTTCTATTCAATCAATTCCAATTAGCTGAACTTTTAGGTAAAACCCTAGATGAGATTCAGCAAATGACAACAGAAGAATACCAATTATGGACAGCTTACTTTAAAATAAAACAAGAACGAACTAAGAATGGCTAACCAGAAGTATAAAATTGAATTAACTGCTATAGATAAAACTAAGGCAGTTTTTAACAATATAACAAGAAGATTAAATACAGTTAAAACTACAGCAGTAAGCACAGCTGCTGTTGTAAGTGGTGTTACTATTGCTTTTACTGGTCTAGCTTTTGCTATGACATCAGTAGCAAAAAAATCTTTTGATTATGTTGATGCTATAGGCAAAGTTTCTTTGCGTACTGGCTTATCGGTGCAAACAATACAAGCACTTGAACAAGCAGCTACAGAATCAGGAGCCACTGTTGAAGAAACAAGAAAAGGGTTTGAAAAATTTGCAAGAAGTGTTGGTGATGCTTCTCGTGGTTTAAAGACACAAGCAGATATCTTCAGAGATTTAGGTGTTGAGATTAGAGATAATCAAGCTAATGTCAAAGACCTA